GTTGTAATACCCTCTGCAATTGCAAGGTCATAGTAACGAAAGTATTGATTACCAATCGCACCATAAGCAGAGTTGAGTGAAATCTTTCTGGCCATCTGAATATTATTGTAACGACTAATGTATTTGAGATACTTGGGGTCTTTTGTATTTTCATAGTCTTGTTTAGCTTGCAACATCTTCTTTTTGTAGATGGTACGGTCATCATAGATTTCTTGCATCATCTCTGGCAAGAAACCTTTGATATCTTTACGATACAATGCACCGTTTGGTGTAATCGTTGTATTGTCTGGTAGGTTTAGTTTAACACCTTTCAGAACAGTATCAACATCAAGGTCTTTCATAAAATCACCAGATACTAATGTTTCTGGGGAAAGATTATATTGCATAATCAAGTGAGGGTACAACGAGTTCAAGTCAAAAGACATAACCCATTTGTGCATACCAGTTTGTGGTTCTTTTACATATGCACCCTCATACTTCTCGACTTTGGTATTATGTGATTTTTGTGGAATGACAATCTTTTTCTTTTTGAGGTAATTGTGAATCAGAACATCCCAATACTTAACTTGACCGAATACATCTTCATAGTTGACTTTCGCTTCATAAGCCATGGTCAGACAAAGTTCAAGTAATTTCATCTTGTCTTCAAGTTGGTCAACAAGTTCAACGTCAACAATGTTGTACTCTAGGAAAGACTGATAATCTTTTTTGTACCACTCTTGAAATGTTTCGTATGGATTGTCATTTTTCTTTGCACCAAGTTCTACAGATGCAATGTGATTAAGTGCATAACTTTCTTGATTTGTATATGTGAACTTACGATACAGTTGCAAGTAATCTAAGTTTGCAATACCGATAATATCATATACTTGTTGATTACGGCCGTGCATATAAACTGTGCGAGGATTAACAATACCCCAAGGAGAAAACTCCTTAGCCCTATCCTCACCAAGAATACGACTTACACGATTGACAAGATATGGAATATCAAAAAACTCTGTGTTCCAACCAGTAACAACATCTGGATAGTGTTTAGTCCAGAAGTTCATGAAGTTTGCAAGTAGTTCATTTTCATTTGAACAGTTAATGTAAGTTACATCTTCTCTATCATTCTTAAATTCACCAATACCCCAAACAACAAGTTTCTTGGTAGTTTGGTTTTTGATGGTAATCGCCAACATTTCTTCAGCCGCAGACTGTGGGTCTGGGAAACCGTTCTCGGCTTTGGTTTCAATGTCGATTGTGATTGTAAGAATTTTATCCATATCCCAATCGACTTGATTAGGATAGGAATCATAAAGGTAGGTGTATGCAAACCTATCTAGTCCAAAGACAAGATGTGGCTGTTGTTTGTATTGTTCCATGAACTTCTTTGCATCTTTGATGGTGTTAAATGGATATGCGTCTGCATACTTACCATCAAGTGTTTTCCATTCAGTTTCTTTCTGAACAGGCACATACAAAGTAGGCGAGTACTTAACCTTGCGATTAATCCTCTCACCTTTTTTATATTCACGAACAAGAATGTGATTACCCCAAGGGGCAACATTTGTGTAGAATTGCATAATGTAGTTATATCACCTTATCGGTCAAAAGTCAAGTCCAATTATCTCTATTCATATATTTTTTGAGTATTTCAGATGTTATACTAAAAGCGCCTTTTTCTTTTTTCAATACATCTTTGTATAAATCGTTTGGAATTTTAGATTTAGAAAAAGTTGATTCAATACCCATAAGGCCAGGGGTAGAATTTACCTCAATAAAATAAGGTTTATCTTTTTCTCTATCTTTTGCTGGAATAAAATCAACTCCAACAACATCACCATCAACAGCTTCTGCAGCTCTAATAGATTCAGATTTTTCTATTTCTGTAAGTTCGTGTACCTCTGGTTCTGAACCTTGGGATACGTTACTTCTGAAATCACCCTCAATGATAGGTCTTTTCATTGCACCCAAAACTTCACCACCAACAACAATCACACGAACATCATAATCTGTTTCTATTTGTTCTTGAAGCAAGATATCAATGTATTCATCTTCACGATACAACAGTTGAACAATACCGTGAAGAGCTTTTTCACTTTCAACGTACATAACACCAACACCTTGAGAACCAATTGACGTTTTAAGAATGATAGGATACTTTACTCCTAACTTATCAGCCGCAAACGGTGAACCCTCTTTGTGTCTAACCAAAACAGTCTTTGGTGTGTTAATATTGTTTTGTTGAAAAATAACTTGATTGTACCATTTGTCATTACATATTTCATTGCATAGTACAGAATTAATGACCTTGTATCCAGAACTTTCTAGCGTCCTTGCCATAGTCCACCAAGAACGGCAACCAGATTTTGCATTAAGTCCACGCACCATAACAAGAGTATCTTTTGGATTTATCTTAAATGGTTTTGCATACTCTACATCATGTTTAGTATCTGGAAGTTCTGCTTTACCTTTATCATCAACTGGATAAGAATAGATTAATTTATTATCACCATCATCTTCCATATAACATCCCATAAGTTCAGCTAGAAAAACCTTAATACCAAGTTCTTCTGCTTTTTTCTTTACCATAGGTGCAGTTTCATTTGGGTCTAAAGGGTCATCATGCGAAAGTATGAGTAACTTATATGGTTTTGAAGAAGAGACTTCCTGCTCTTGCAGAAAGTCCCTTAATGGTAATACATGATTCATTACTATTCCTTTGAGAAATACTTGTTAATCATCTCAAGTCTGTCATCTGCAGCTGCGAGTTTGTTCAACTCTTCAATAACTGCTTCTGTAACGTCTGAATGTTCACCAATACCAGCAGGCATAGTTTGGTAAACTTTAATATTTGCGAGGTGTACTGCGATTTCACCTTCTGCTTGTTTTTTTGCAGCTTCAATAATATAATCACCAGTTTTCATTTCATTTTAACCTTCCTCTTTCTTTTTTCCTATATTATATTTAGTTTCAAGTTTCCACTCATTCTTTTCTTTGAACGAGATTACTTTAATTTGTGATAGAGGAGCTGATTCAACATCACTCTTGCTTACCACATTTACTAATCCCCAATCAGATAAAAGATTGGCAATAGTATTCCGTCTTGCAATATCATTCTCTGATAAGTTTGTATCCTTACCATCTAATGCAAATAATTCTTTGAAATGCACAATGTAATACTTACCTTGTTTGTGCAGAATATGACATGATTGAAATAGTGTTTTTTCTTTTCTTGATGCAACACCAATGCGTGATAGGGTTTCTCTAACTTTCAGAAAATCATCTGGTTCTTTCAACCCAACTTCCAGCATCTGCTCTGGTTTCCATAACTGTTCATTCACTTTTTTCCACCTTTATTTAATTTACTTTTTATAGTGGCGATTTGTTCATCATTCAGTATGCTTAGAGCAGCTCTTGCTTTTTCATTATTATAACCAAAGTATTCTTTGACATACTCAAGATTTTTTACTTTACTCGCCTTCATCCAAGAAGCATATCTTTTTTGCTTCCTAAGACTATTTAGTAAAAAGTCATATTGTAACTTATTATCAAGGTGGTTATTAATATTCATTTCATTAACCAACATGATTGTATCATTAAACGGTGCAAGACACTTGTTGATTATGAAAGCTGGATATTTCTTCTCATATAATGGGTCATCTCCATCCATGAGATTTTGTTTATTAAGGTTAATTGAATTAAGGTATTCTTTCAATTCATACATTACCACCACTCCAATAATCTACCGTTACCTATAATAATCATAGAACAAGTAACGATATGAAGAACTACCCATGTTGACCTAATAATCAACATTTGTTTATCATAAGGTTTTGTCTTATCATCAGAATAAGAACCTAGTGCATATTGCCATATCTTCAACAAACTCATTTAAACTTCACTTGAGTCATAAGTTCTGTCATACAAGCTAGAAGATTGATTTCTTGGTCGGCAACGAAAGCCGATTTGTAAGAATAGTCAGCCAATATAACAACAGCATGGGGGATAGTACTAGCATCCAGATAATCATAAAGGGAATCGTAAAGCCTACGATAAATACGGCTTGGGTCATTATCAAGATTGTTGACAATCCATCTACGAACATTGGTAAACTCTTTGTTTTTAAGAAACGAGATAAGTTCCTTAACTGAGTTTTCAGATAGATTGACCAAGATTCCAGCATCTATTTCTCCACTTGCACTATACCGTTGCAATTCATTCAGAACTCTTCTCCAATCTGGGAAGAACTTCTGGATAAGAGATGCAACTACTTTTTTATTATATTTAACATTCTCTGTATCTAGGATATATTGACACCTTTGCATAAAGTCCATTGCAAGTTGAGGTTTCTCTTCTGCTGGAATACGAAACTCAATTGTAGAACAACGACTATGAAGAGGTTCAATAATACGATTACGAAAGTTACAAGTAAGAATAAATCCACAGTTCTTACTAAACTCCTCAATGAAACCACGAAGAGCTGGTTGTGTAGATTGTGGATTTAAGTAATCTGCCTCATCAAGGATGACATACTTTCTATTACCATCCATTGATACAGTTGATGCAAAGTTTTTGATTTTGTTTCTGAGAACATCAATACCAGATTCTTCAGAACCATTAATCATCATATAAGTGCAACCAAGTTGTTCTAACATGGCTTTTGCAACAGTTGTTTTACCACAACCAGCAGAACCAGAAAGTAACAAATTAGGACACTCAGCATTATCAACAAACTTCTGAAAAGTCTGTTTCAATTCACTTGGAAGTATCGAATCACTAATAGTGTTTGGTCGATACTTCTCAACCCATAATATTTCATTCATAAATTTTTTCCTAAGCAGTTTCTAATGCAATGTAATATTCAATATTCTTACCGATATTCTTAAACCTAGAAATACCTTTTGTCGATACTTCTACATCATAATCACCAGACAATAACTTTAGGTTTTCTACCTTAAAGTAATACTTCTGATTCGGTGTTGCATTTTCTCCTACTTCAATGGAAAAATTATTTGACGTATCATTCTTACGGTCAGATACACGCAGTAACATAATACCAACATCACCAGTATCAAGAACCATATCTGGTGCATTAAGAACACTTGCAGCCTTTAGAACTTGATTGAACACACTCTGTTTAAGAGTAAACTGTGCATCTGCATCTGGCATTGTAATATCAGATTTTGGTGTAGTAACCACAGTTGGGTCACTATAGAAATATTTAAGGGATTGATACCCTTCCCAAATTCTCACACTATTATCGCTGAAATCTAGTTCTGGGTCATTGAACAATGACAACGCAGACAGAAATTCATTCAAATCATAAATCGCAAACTCACTTTCAAAGTTATCTGGAAGTGTTGCAGTTGACACAATATTTTTCATTTGCGACATGGTTGCAATTTTATTGCCAGGGCTAACTAAAAGATTTGAATTGATGGTTGCGTAGTTTTTCAAGATTTCTCTTGTTTCACTTGATAGTTTCATTACAAACTCCTAATATTAAATTATCACTACTATACACGAAGAAAGGGGAACTGTCAAGTCCCCCTCTCGATTTTTTTATTTAACTGTGATGAGTCTTGGTTTCTTTTCCTCTGGGATAATTTTCTCCAGAGAAATCTTCAAAAGACCATCTTGTAGTTTGGCATCTTTGACAACAATGTCATCTGCAAGTGTAAACTTTCGATTAAACTTTCTGTAAGAGATTCCTCTATACAAATTGTTCTCATCTTCTTCATTCTCTTTAATTGAACGAATTGTTAATACACCATCTGCAACTTCAACTTCAATATCTTTTTTACTGAAGCCTGCAAGTGCCATTTCAATATCATAATTATACTCACCATCTTTTCTAATATTGTAAGGTGGGTAGCCGGTTGATGTAGCATTATTTTCTACATAGTTTTGCAGTTGGTCGAAAACTCTATCGAACCCAACAGCATAAGGCGTTAATTGATTGAAATTGTCGAATAGACTTAGATTAGTTCTTACCATTTTTTTCTCCTTTAATAAGCAAGATTAATTTTCCATACCCATTATGGCATATGGTCGTGATAATGTCGGTGGGCCGCACCGATAAATCCTAAGATGTCTTACCATCTCTGTACCAATAAGGTCTACGAAGGCCTTGTACTGGACATTATCACTATTATATATGGGGATTGAATTTCAAATGTCAACCCCCACATAAACTTTTTTATGCGGCTTCGGCGTATTCCAAAGCCTTGTCAAGTGCTTTCAACTTGACCCTACGATTTCGTCCATACCATGATGAAGTCAATCGTCCATCAGTAGTCCTACCTTGAACATGGTCATTCAAGAAAGTTACTGTATTGAAAGCTTGCCAGAAAGAACCCTCTCCAAACTTAGCGCCTGGCTGAGTTGAAAGATTTTCCATGGCAATCTTTGCATTGTTAGAAGTAAATGGAAGAACACCATCTACCTTTTCCTTTGCAGGCGAACCGAATACTTCATTGAAGTATTGAATGATATTATCAGAAGTATATCGTTTTGAACCAAGGAACTCAGCCATTGACTTATATTGGTCAAGTTTCTCACGGGCAATACCCATTTGTTCTTTTACTTCTGCAACATCAAACTCTTTACGGTGATTGACTTTCAACATTGAGTCGCTCTCTTTATTAAGAGAAAGTGTCAATGTGTTATTGCATACGACACGAATTGGAGTCATACGAATGTCAATTGCTTTACCAAACTGATGTGGATTAGAAAACAGAAAATAGTTTTCTGTTACATCACCATTAAACAGTTCAAAACTGTCATTAGTTTTTGCAAGAGCCCAAACCATTTTACCATCATTGAGTGAACCTGCTGTGTGCATTTCCATATCACCAGCTTTTACATACTCCTCAAAGAAGTTAAATGCTTCAGAGTTTTGCACTGGATTCCAACCCTTACCAACAACATCAAGAACTGCACCGTCAGATGAACGAACAAGTGCTTGTTTGGATTTAACGGTTGAACCACCAGCAGTGACCAAATCTTGTTTTTCAACAGTCCAATCAACTCCTGCTTTTTGCATCATTTGTTCTGGTGTAAGGTCAGCTACAACCTTAGTACCCAAACCATGCCATGGCAACTCTCCAGCGTATGCCATTGTTTCTACCATATGTGCCATATTTTTCTCCTCTTTCTATGACTGATTCTTTATTATGTATATACTATAC